TCTCTCTTTTTAACTCTTCAAGATTATTTGTACTAATCTTGCGGTTATTTTCAAAGTTTTTTGTTAAATAAAACTGTGCTTTCTCTGGTGTAATAAATTCAAGAGAATATTCTAAGCCCTCATAAATAGTTGAGAGGGCATCTTGGACTTGCGAGGTCATGCTTCTTCCTTACAATGGTTGACAAGAGCATCTTTAAGCTGTCTGTTAAATTCAGCGTTTTGCTCTGGGGTTGCTTTTTTTGGCTCTTGATTAGTTAACTTTTGAAGTATTCTTTCATCATGAGTTCTTTCATATTCTTTAAGCATTTCCATATCTTTTTCAATCTGCTTAATTCTTGCAAAAATAATATTGCCAAGTTTTTTTAGCATTGTGTCATGCTCAACACCTAAAGTATTGATAGAAAGCTCAAAAGAATTTAAGAATTGATGACCTCTTATTGTATATTCATCAACGCTATTTCTATTTGATTTAAAAAATAAATGAACTTTATCGTTCAAAATATCGTTGTCAAAGTAAAATTCATCATTATCTTCAAGATGATGACTTGTTTTGTTTTGCATAGAAAGTTTCATAAAACTCCGTAAATGTTATTGCCTTTATAGTTTATCATTAAAGTGTCATCACTTTGTATATGTTCTCGAATCGTAACAATGCTACTTCCGCTTCTTAGTTAATTTAGAGACGGCTTGCTTGACTAATGGCCGTACAAGCTGAAGTACAAGTGGTGCAGAAGCACCAACCAAAGCAAGGCTAAAGACCCCAACAAACTGAGGAGCAGACGGAATGTATTGTTCTTTCCACTCAACTGCTTCATAGAGAGTTATACATTCACTACCATCTTGCCCTCTTTCATGTCCAATGACACGTTCTAACTTTTTATCGTTACGAAAGTCTCCTACTCTCTGGTCATTTTTACCAGGGCAGGGAGAAAAATCTGGTGGGGGAGGGTCAGGTAGTGGAGGAATATCTGGCTGTTCTGTTTCTGGTAAGGGCGGTGGCTCATTATTGATAAGCGGTTCTTCTGTAATGACAAGATTCTCAGGTGTATAGTCAAGAGGAACAAAACTAGGAAATGGAAAATCACACGTTGTAAATACACCATTTGGATCTTCCAATAATAAATTACGATTACCAGTATTTTTTATATCACGATGCTGATAAGTACAACCAGGAACATCAATATCTGGTGGCTTTGCTATCTGTAAATAATTTGGATTGTAAGGCTCTGGTACATCTGGAACATATATCTCAGGAATATAAATATCAGGTATATCAATCGAAGGCATCTCTTTTCTTCAATACCTCTACTTCTGAAAAGCATTTAGGACAGGATAAGTTAGTCATTACTGAAAACTCAGGATAGCCACTCATATCCTCTTCAATATCAATGTCGCCACCTATGATTAGCTCTGTATCGCACCAATAACAATTCATTTTTTAGGTAAAGGCATAGATGGACCTGTGACATCAGGTATTACGTTATCTAAAACTTTAGGCATAGCACCTTGTACATTACCTAAGATTTTATTCATCATTTTTGCTTGGAACTGTTCTGAAGTTACATACTTGTAACCAAAGTACGCTCCACCACTCATGGAAGCTACCATTAGGAATGAGATGATACTTAAAGTATTTGCAATTTTTTGGAACATTTTTCTATGTGGAAAAAAGCATTTTTTAAAGCCAGTACGCCAATCACTTTGATGACTTTGGCTTTGATTCTTGGACTAGCTCCACTGTACCTGTTGGCTGGGATTCTTGCTCGATCTTCTTCAACAACATCTCCTTTGCCTGTACCCCACCCTCAATCATCAAAATAGTTTTTGTCTCTTCTTCTAATACTTTTTGTGCTTGATTTCTAGTTTCAACGTGTTTTGCTAGTTCTTCTTTCCATTGAACTAACTGTTTTTCAATAATTGCTTTCATAAATCAGACGATGGTAAGAGTTTCTCCTGCTCCTACAGTAACAGTAACACCGCTATCTATAGTGATAGGACCAGCAGACATAGCATTTTTGCCATTAGTAATAGTATAGTCAGTCGTTACATTCTGACCATTTTCGTAAAATATCTCATCAGATCCACCACCTGTAGCACCAGCCGATATTCCTGTTAATGCAGATCCATCACCAGAAAATGCAGTTGCAGTCAATGTGCCGTTTGATGAGTTAAATGCCAAGTTTGATCCACTCTTAGGAGCTAAATTGCCAGTTGCAGCAGTAGTAAACAAAGGAAAACAAGTAGTATCAGAAGATTCGTCAGCTACAGTTACAGTTGTTGCAATAGCAGCAGTTCCTGTGCAAGATCCTGATGATCCAGAGACATTACCTGTCACATTTCCTGTTAAATTTCCAGAAAAAGTTGAGGTAAGAGTTCCTGTCATGGTGAATCCACCAGAACTCTCTTGTATTCTTGCATCATGGTCTTCACTTGTACTATTTTTAAAATCAATAAACGCACCACCAGCAGATCTTGTAATTTCTATAGAGCCATCACCAGCACCAAGAACTACCTGTTGATTTGTTCCATTTGTGACAGTAAAATCTGATCCTGATAAAGAATTTGTAATATAACCAGCACCATTGGTAATAGCATTATTATTTAGTGAAATATTTGACGTTCCATCAAACGAAACTCCTGCAATAGTTCGAGCAGTTTCTAAAGCTGTAGCTGTAGCAGCATTTCCTGTACAAGAACCTGATGAACCAGAAGCATTACCAGTTACATTTCCAACAAATCCGTTAGAAGCGTGAACAGCACCACTAAAAGTAGCTTTTCCAGTATCACTTACATCAAAATTTAAAACATTTATTTGGCTTCCACCATCACTTCCAGCAATATTTATATCTCCATCGCTTATCTCATTTACAAAACTAAGTGTATTTCCAGTTCCTCCATAACCAATATATGCCTTTCTTGATCCACCTCTTTTATAAGCTAAATAAACAGCATTGCTATCACTTGAATTTAAATTTAAAATTTGATCTGAAGATGTACTTGCATTTATAACTCCTGTATTAACTGTTCCTGTTGTAGTTACAGTTTGCGACCCAAAATCAGGATCAATCTTTGACCCTGCTATCGCTGCATCTGAAGCTACTTTTGCATTGTTTATGACACCACTATCAATCGTAAAAGTAGCACCAGAACTTGATACTGTAATATCTCCTTTATCTCCATCAGAAATACCTATAGGAACTACTGAACCACCATCATTTTTTGTAAAAAGTAAAGCTGTATCTGTTCGTATAGCTAATTCGCCAACAGAAAGATCAGATGTACTTGGATCACTACCAGAACCTCTTTTGAGTTTGATTGTATTAGCCATTGGCCTTGCCTCCTAATAGCTAAATTTAATAAGATCCACCATCTATGTTGAAGCTAGATGCACTTTCATCTTCTAAAAATGTAACTAGATCAGATAAAGCAACTTGTTTCATCGTTCCAGCATCGTTCATAACCATACGATCTGCTGCTGCTAAAGTTGTAGAAGTCGCAGATGTATCACCATCCATAATATTCAACTCAGCAGTGCTTACTGTCGCTCCATCTAAAATTGCTACTTCCGTTGAAGTTAACAAAGCTAGAGCAGCAGAAGCACCTGATTGACAACCAGATAAATTATCGAGGTCTGCATCATAGGCTTGAACATTCGTTCCAATCGCTAATCCTAAAGCGGTTCTAGCTGCACTTGCACTTGTAGCACCCGTTCCACCATCGCCAATAGCAAGTGTTCCTGTTATAGAACTAGCAGCAAGATCAACAGCAACTTCAGTAGATTCAATAACAAGTCCACCATTAGCTTTCAAATCAACAGATAGTGTATTGCCAGATTTATCTAAACCATCTCCTGCTGTTACCTGACCAGCACCAGAAAACTGAGCAATAGTAAGGTTATTTGTACCAACAACAGCAGATCCTTTGTTAGACGTACAAACAAATCCGTTGTCAGCATTGACAGTTCCTTGCTCAACAAAGGTAAAGAATCCAGCAGCGTCAGCACCAGCAGCTAAGTCATCTGCTCTAGCTGGAGAAGATCCAACTATATAAATACCATTTTCTGAAGCTGTTGATTGATCTTTAACAAGAACACGATCATTAGTTGAAAGACTTACACCATCTAATGTATCTCCATTATTAAGAGCAGTAGATATTGTAATGTTTGCTGTAGTAGCTGCCACACAAGAATCTTTAACATCTAATCCCTGTGCAGTAGCCTCAACGAAGCTCTTAGTCGCAGCATCTTGAGCATTTACAGGGTCAGCTAAGTTTGTAATTGTCTGACTATTTAATGAAACTGAACCAGTTGGTGCAGCCATTTGGTCTAATCTATTTGCCTGTACACCTGTATCAAAATCACTTATTTTTGTATGGGCTAACGAAGGAATATCAGCAGCTACTAAAGCCCTAAATGTTGGAGCAGCATCACTACCTGTTGTCGGACCAGCTATAACTTTATTTGCATTTTGTACCGTAGATTTGTCAAAGAAACTACCAGTTCCACCAATAGCTTCAATAGTTGTAGCAGTTCCTCCTGCTCCACCTGTTCCGATACCGATAAATAACTTTTTACTGCCTTCTGCAAAAGCTAACTCAGCATTTGCAAGGCTTGTTGGTGCTGAAGATCCTGTAGATCTTTTTATGCGTACTGTGTTAGCCATAGCGTTTTAATTTAATGATACTAATGGATGTCAAAAATTTCCACCATCCACAAGAGTTAAAACTGTGTGTGTGGCAGTAGCTTCAAACCTAGAGTTTGAACTATTAAAAACAGGAATTGAACCATCGACTTTGTTATCGCCATTAAATTCAAACCCTGATGCAGCAGGACCTTGTGGGCCTTGCGTTGTGATCTCAACTGTAGTTACATCAGAAACCTGACTAACTACAACTTGATTTGGATTGCTCATGCTGTGTAACCCTCACTTATAAATAGTTTACCCTCTAAATAATAGTTTTTGCTACCCGAAGGTTCTGTTAATAATACGTCATAAAACAGAATACTTGGAGTAAAAGTTGCAGTATCAGTATCAGACAAGGAAATATCTACAATTCCACCTGATCTATTAGTATAAGCAACTGTCCAATCTGCATATTTTGTGGAGCGTGATTCATCATAAACTTGTGCAGCTACAGTATATCCAGTTAAATCTATAGCTGATCCAGTAGAATCTTTAAATGTCAATCTGATAGGAAAGTCTGCTCTCCTATCAACAGTAAAGTTTTTCTTTCCTGGAATTATTGCCATTAGGTTGATACTTCGTAAAGTGTTATACAGCTTGGAGCACTAGCGTTAGAAATCCTTAATTCTGCACTGTTTCCTGTGTGACCAGTAGCTAATTGAACCTTGTACGTAGTTGCAGATGTAGTTGCTGGTGAATCTAATCTTTGAATAGTATAACCACCTTCACTAATTATTCGACTTTGACTTGTTACACCAGCTTCAATATGAACACACCCTAAATGAGTTGATATTGCTGTACTGCCTCTTAAAAGTTTAAAACTTCCGCTAGTTTCAGAGGCACTTCTAAATAAAAACCATTGCATTGAAGCAACTACTAATATTTTACTCGAGTTACTAGAAGGAGTTATGGTTGCTGTAATGCCACTATCAACAAAACTACCACTTGTGTCACTTACTTGAGTTGTTGTTTCTGCATGAACAATTTGGATTATTCCACCATTAGAACCACTTGGCAGACCACCGACAGGAACGATTGAATTGACTTTAAGTTGGCTCATCCTGCTATCTCCGTAAGAATCATTGTGGATGCAGTTCGAGGACCCATTCCATTTCCAGAGGCGTTGTTATCATCATTACTTCTATTTATATAATGAGTTCTCGTTGAACTTGAGTTGTGTCGATAATTCAAAGTGTATGTTTGTTCAGAGGTAGAGTTTGGAGAATGTAAAGCTGTAATAGGCACTACATGACACCCTGCTGTTTCTTCAGCATGATAGGCCATCGTCAATCTTGCTCTACTGCCACTTGAACTTCCTATTATGTCAGTATTACTATTATTAGCCTTAAGTGTAATACCTACAATCTGGTTACTTGATGTTCCGTGATTTAACATAATTTGTACGAGTATTTTACTAGAAGTAGATGAAGGAGTTATCGAAGCTGAAAAACCCGTATCTGTATGCGTACCACCAGAGCTAATACTAAATGACGTTGTATCTGTTTTATTTGTCTGTACAACCTGTAAAACCTTACCTAAAGGAAAGGCTGAACCATCAACTTCAGTTATAGAATTGACTTTTAATGTGCTCATGGCTTGGGATATTTGTCTTTAACAGCTTTAATAGCAGTAGCAAAAGCACCTGATGTTGTTAATGTTCCAGCAAGAATATCTTTATAAAGGTTGTCTAATTGATCTCCTATTGATGGATAGATAGTATCTGTCGTGCCAGCTACCCCTGTTCTTTGACGTTGATATAAAGTTGCAGCAGCTTCAGCATCTAAAGTAGCTCTTGCAGCATCTACAAGAGATTGATCTAAAGTTACAGAATTACCGCTTGCGTCAAAAGCACCTTTGCCATCATCAATAGAAACTACCGTTCCAGCGTATGCTTTGTAAATCGCTTCGTGATCTAAGGACATAATCAGTTTTTAAATAAATTATACACGGAAGTAATCATGCTGACACCTCCATAAGAATGAGATTTGATACTCCTTTATATTGTGTAGACCCTGTGCTACCACTTTGATCTGCGTTTATAAATATAGTACCAGCAGTACCTTCTGCACCAACTTGAAGTTTATAAGTTACTGCATTTGTTGTTGAAGGACTATCTACATGACAACCTGCAACAGGAACAGAATGAGAGTTATTAGTTCTTGTACACAAAGCAGGAAAAATAGTTTGGTTTGTGTTTTGACCATCAGCAGAAGCAGCATTAATTACTGTTGAATCTCGTAGTAATCTAAAAGAACCTCTTTGACCAATAGCAGCACTATAGCTCGATTGAAACTGTATTAATATTTTACTCGAACTTGATGTAGGAGTAATAGTAGCATTTAAATCAGTTATATCAAAGAAGACATCATTTGAAGCCGTAGCAGTAAATCCATTTTGTTTTATTTTATGCACAACTTGAATTATCCCACCACCACCGCCTGTTGGTACACCTGCAACTGGTATTATGCTGTTGACTTTTAATGTGCTCATAGTTTAAACGACTGTCCAGGTTTCACCAGCACCAACTGTAACTGTTACACCTGATTGTATAGTAATTGGACCAAAGCTGCCAGCGTTTTGTCCATTAGTAATAGTATAACTCTGAGTTACTGTCTGGTCATTTTCCCAAAAAATATTGTCACCTCCTGCACCTTGAGCACCTGCTCCAGCAGCAGCCCAACTTAACGTTCCAGAAGCATCTGATACAAGGGCATAGCCAGAAACAGCAGCATCAGCAGCAGGTAATGTCCATGTAAGGCTAGAAGAAACTGTGGCTGGTGCTTGAAATCCTACATAATGGCTACTATCAGCATCAGCAAATCTAAGATCATTTTGAGCTTGGAGCGTTAATCCATTAGCATCGAATATCATCTGCTCTGTACCACTGGAAGAAAATCCCATTACATTTGCAGATTTTCTAAACAAACCTAAATCTGTATCTGAATCAAAAGATAAAGCAGGAGTAGATGCACTACTAGAATCATCTATAAGTAACGGACCTGTCATAGTACCGCCAGCTTTTGATAGCAAACCTAAATTAGCTTGATCTATATTTCCTATTTCAGTAAAAGCACCATTGCTTGAATTTCTTATTTTTAAAATATTTGTAGTGGTATTAAGAAAAGGCATACCAGCTACACATTGACTTGAAGCTAAGTCAGATGACTTGGAGTTGCTTGATTGGATTGCAGCAAAAACATTATTAAGGTCAGTCCTTACATTCGCTCCAGAAGCATTTTCAATAGTGTAATTAGTTACGTCAGCCACAATTAAATACTATTTTTCTCCATGTTAACCTCCTTTGCCGAAACCAACAGCACTGTAGGTAAAGTTCCTATCAATACTAGCATTACTTGAGTTTTTAAAGTGAACTGTAAAGCCAGTTCCAGATATACTGCTAAGTTCAAAATAATCTCCTGATGCCATATTCTGTGGAGAAATGTTAACAGAAGGTAAAAAGCTATTTAGATTGCCTAGTCCAGACGTTCCAACGAAGAATGGTGCTGTAAATGTAACTGCTTTTGCTCCTGCTCCTGATGCAATGACAGAAGATTGTTCAGTTCTTGATGGCATTGTTGCTGTATATCCTGCTTGCTGTAAATTTATATTTTGTGCCGTATCTGCTGTATCTATAGTAATTCTGAACTGAAATCCTCTACCCTTAAATGTTCCATTAGCAAAATCGTTAAACGATGTATATGTAGGAGAGCTTGAAGGATTATCAGTTGTGGTTCGTACCGCCATCTTTGCGTTTACATCGTTAGCAATAGTTCCATCAAAGTCTGTCCATGTGTCTATATTGTCTGTTCTATTATCAAACTGATCTCCTGTATAAAATCCAACTCCTTGAAAATGTCTTTTTAAGACAAGTGAGAATGTACCACCAAGATCAAGAGTATCTACGAAATCATAAGTACCACTAGCATTTGCTGTTGGATCTGTAAGTTTCAATCCACCAAGAGTAGAGTCAAAAGTAAGATTTGATTTTGTTCCGTTATATGGTGTTCCATCTGTATCTTCTCGATCAGTTTTGACAGTAATAGAATCTAAAATATCAACAATAGATAAGGCTACGCTTGCTGCGTTAGCACTGAACCTACCGCCATCATCTTGAAATTTAAGGAGATAAGTTCCTGCAAGGGCAGGAGCTATAACTTCTGTTGTATTACCAGCTACGGCCTCGATTACATCTTGTGCAGACTGAAATGTAGCAGATCCTCCAGTTTGATTTGTATGCCTTACATAGACACGACCACCATGAAGAACATCTATAGCAGTTGCCTGTGTAAATCTTAATCTTACAAACTGTTCATTAATAGGTTCAATAGTCAATCCAGATACATCTTCTGGTAACGCAGTTTTACCTTGAGCTACAAATGTTGTTTCAGTTGCATTAGTAGATATTTCTCCTAAAGCATTGTATGAAAATACTTGAATTGTATAAGTTCCTTTTACAGTATCTAGCAACTCAAAATCACTACTAAATACATTTTGAGAAACATAATTACCATTTTCTATTTTGTAATTAACAAGATATTGAGTAACACCAACCACAGGTTGCCAATCGACAATAAGTTTACTTCTAGCAATACTATTAATAACTACTGTTTTTTCTGTAACTGTTAAGTTGCTTGGAGGAGATGCAGGAGCATTTAATACTGATATTGTCCTTGCAGGTAACGCTGTTCCATCTTCAATAAAAGCATATTTGCCTTCTACATAAGACAATGCAGAAATTACATAATTAATATCATCTTGTTCCTCAACTTGAATAACTCTAAATAACTGAGTCTGTAATGTCGTACTAGATATTAGATAAGGTGCATTTACATTCGGTGCAGAAGAAAAAGCAGAACTTACTGTCAAAACTGCTCCTGTAATATCAGATATACTTTTAGATTCAACCGATCCATCAGACAAAATTACACTAATAGTTGGATTGTCATTTAGTGCTGGTAAACCTGTTTGTTCAAGTGCATCAATAGTAATAGCAGTAGTTGTTGCAGATACAACTCGACCACCCCTTCTAGCTCCTGCTCTTACTGGATCGTTTATTTCAATAACAGAACCAGGTCTTACAACAATTCCTGCATCTATTGAGGTTTGAAAAGTAACAGTTTCACTTTCATTTTGTTCAGCGAAAAGAATTGCACGGCCCAATCTTGCAGCTTGATTACGAGATGTACAAGCAAATGCTTTTACTTGTTTTGTGATAACTCCTAATTTACTTATAGCAGTGCTATCTTCCACAACTTCAAAATCTACTTCTTTTGAATCCATATTGAAATAGCTTACAGAAACAACACTATGTCTGGTTTTCAGACTACTTCCTGAGTAAGCAAATCCACCTTCTCCCACATTGGCTAAATTAAATAAATAACTTGATGTTGTTGGTTTATCCTGAGACAAAGTTATTCCTCCAGCAGACCATATTGGCATACACCTCATAACACCAGCTAAATCGTTTATAGCTGCAAATGCTTCTTTAGGACTCTGAATATTTACATTACAACTGAATCTAGCTTCTTTTGCACCTGATCCTGTTCCATCATCTACCTCTTCATTTGCATATTTACTGGCAGCTACAAAACTAAATAAATCTAAATTACTATCAGTAACATGATTTCCCAGACCATACCTAGTGTTTGTAAGCAAATCTAGCAAGCACATCGCAGGGCAGTTTGTATAAACAGCAGCACCCATAACTCCGTTAAATATATAGCCACTTGGATAAACTATTCTGCCAGTTGCGTTATCAACAGTAGGAGTACCAGAACTAGATGCACCTGCTCCTGGTATTCTTACCTTCACTCCTCTAATACGATATTTTCTTGTAGGAATATTATTGAATTGTTTACTATCTAAACGAAGAGCAACATAAGCACTATTGGCATAAGTAGAACTATTATCTATAACTTCTTGAAAGCTGGTAAATTGAAAAGCGTTAATTCTGTTTGCATCTGTACTATCTGCCGTGACTCGAACTACTCTTATATCAACAGGAAAAGCACCAGTAACATTTATCCTATGATCCCTAGCATAAGCATCTGCTGTTCTACCGCTAACAGAAGTGCTTATAACATCTGTATATCCACCAGAATTATATTGAACCTGTATTTTATATTCGACAGTATCTCCTCGAATATCTCCATCATCTTCAGCTACCTGTATCTGAGGCCAAGTTAAAGTAACAATAATTGCATCTACATCTGTGTTAGTAACTTGCCTAGTAACAGGAGCAGATGTGGTTACCTCAACTCCAACAGCAGTGGGTGATCTGCTCTCGGCAGGAATACCACTCATCGCAGTTTGGTTTGACGTTCCAAACTTAGATTTAAAAGTTACATCTTGAAAATTAAAATCAGTATCAGCAGGACTAGCACTTGTAGCTGTTGAATTTAATATCGGAGTGTCATTAAGAAAAACATCTTTTAAACTTGCATTGTCGTATGCAGTTGTTCCTTTTGTAAGACCCTCTTTCGATGCACTAGCAAAACCTTCTATCTCACCTTCAGATATTAAATCTTGTACAGTAGCAAAACTTCTACTATGTAAAGTATCAGGAGCACGATAAGGAGGTGGGGGTGGTTTTGGTGGGCCTCCAGATCCTCTAATAAGTTTAGTTTCGTCTGTCATGCTTCTACCTGATTAGTATCAATCGCTGCACTTATTACAACACTTCCTGTAATTATTTCACCATAAACTATTGGAACAGGAGTACCTGCTCTTGATGTATTTTGTACTCCACTAAAACTAAAAGATAACTGTGGATCTTCTTCTGAACTAAACTTTTGTGGTTCTGGTAATGGAAAAAGGATTTCACTTACACCCATTATTGTTAAACCAATTCCTAAATTCATCGCTGTTTTTCCAAGTAAACCTCCTATTCCCTTTCCGAAAACTAATCCTTCCTTACTAAATAAAGCTCCAAAACCTCCTCCTGCCATTATTCCTCCCGTAATTAAAAGTGCTCCTAATAAGATTTTTCCAAAACCACCTCTACCAGCACCAGCTATTACTGGAATAAAATGAATATCTTGTTGACCAACAGGAAAAGCTAATTCATCTGTACCAATATCATCATTTCCTACTTTTACCTGATAATATTTTGGACTCATATATGCTTCTAATCCTTCAAAATTATGAATTAAAAAACTGACAGCTTGAGCTACATTATCAACTTTTACCTCGAACTCTTTATGTCCGACAAACTCTGCTAATTGTCCATACAGCTTTACTTTACGAAGCATAGCGATACCTCTTTCCCGTACATTTTAGCAACCATTCAGAGTAAGGCTCTCTACAAGATAGTCTATCGGTTAAATGATGAATAACATCTCCTTGAAAAAATAATGCTACATGATTTAAAGTTGGGTGCAAAATGCTCATAAGTAAAACATCTCCATCTTGTAATTGTTCATCAGGTCTAAGTTCTCTAAAATTAGTTCGCCAAGCACAGTCCTCAAATAAAGGTTTATTGTTAAATTCTTCTAATGTTGTGGGTCTTTCCCAATCTCTAAGTTCAATATTCTTTTCTTCCTTATACCAATCTCTTACTAGACTCCAGCAGTCTGTTATACCCCATACCCATTGACGGCCTAATAAAGGTGGTTTGTACCCACAGGGTTCTAGATAAGCCCATTGTTCTGTCTTTGGATTAACAATATACCAAGGTAAATTACTGTCCTCGCAGCTAATTTTATCTGCTTGACTAGGATCTGGAGGTGTTATAGGGTGACTATGAATTACTCCAACTATTTCTCCAGTATTATCTGCCTTTACATAATCTTCTGGGTCGATGATAAAACATTGATGATCTGTCATTGAAAGATTACGACAAGGAAAATATCTTTCCTTACCTTTTATATTCAACAACAAACCACAAGATTCTTTAGGATCTTCTCGTTTAGCATGAAGTAATGCTTTATATTTCCAACTCATTAAACAAACGTACCAATAGAAGGAAAAATAGAGCGAGTTGCTTGACGGCCTGGGATGCGAACTCCAGCGAGATCCGTTGGTGCAGCAAGTTCAAATTCAACAACTTCTCTAGTTTCTGTTGCTTTACGATCTACTACATAGATTTCTTGGGGAAACTCTGCTGTATTATCTGCTGTTGCATTTGTTCCATCTTCAAAGTTAACAGCATCAAGAAATTTAGCTAGTGTTCTTATTCTTGTAACAGTAGCTCCTGTCAAATCATTACCAGTTGTTGTTTCGTTTACAGTTAAAAGAATAGATGAAATCAATCCTGTAGCATTACTAATTGTTATTTTTGGTCTTGGTAACTGCCCTTTTTGAAAAGCAAAACCTTCAGCTTGTATTGGAAATCTGAGATAAGAATTACCAGCCCAAACTATTTCACCATTTGCATTTAAATTACTGCCAGCATGAAATCTATAAATTGTGTTTGCACCATGTAATGCTGTTGATAATTGAAGAGTAAATAGTTCAATAATCGCTGATGGATTAATAGATTGTAAATTACTAAATACTGCTGAGTTTACTGACATTAGGAAGCTGGTTCAAATACTTGTCTAAAAGTAGCTTGAATAGTAGCTCTGTTGTTATAAGGTATTGATTTACTCCACGTTTCGCAAACAAATTTAAAATTAGAAGCAGTTTCTTCGGGTAAAAAACCTTCAGCAAAATCAAAACTATCACTATCATTTGCACGAGCATCTAAAAATGTCTCGATAGTATCTGCTTCTGTTTCTGAAACTTCGTAGGTAAAATTAAAAACTTTTGGATTTTGATGTTGTGCTAAACCAAATAAAATTCTATGTTCATACCCATCAGCAAAACGAACAGTTCTAGTGTTTGGTGCGGATCTTTTCTGTTGCCCGTATTTAGGTTTTATTGATGGAAACGTAGCCATTATGCAAGTAATCCTCCTGGTCTTTTCTGTTGTATTAATTCAGATTGTACTGCAACTGATATAAGACGGCCAAGTTCTCTACTGTTATTTTCATCGCCTTGAACTGAAGAACCAGAAGCATCTACATTTACAACTACAGTGGTTGAACCACCAAGGGCATGGTTTGGTGTAACCATACCAGAAACACCAGGAGTAAACATTTCTGGTCCACGCTCTCCAACAAGATATGATCTACCTCCTCTAGCCATACCTCCTCTAGCTAATCCACCACCAAAATCAGCCATTGTTACTGTACTACCTGTATTAGCAAATTGACTCATTTCATCTAAGTTGACAGCACCACCTCCACCGCCATTACCACCTAGAAAAGCATTACCAAATAATCCTAAAATTCCTCGTTGTAGTTGATTTGCCATCATTTGTGCAGCCATGTCTAAGAAATGATCCGCTATACGCATAAACATATTTCTAAACGCATCTTGAACACTCATTGTTCCTTTTATTATTCCTTTAAATGATTCTTCAAAAGCACCTCCAAATGCTTTGGCAAACTCCACTGCTTGGAATCTTAAATCATTAAATTTTTGCATTTCTTTATTTAAATCAACCAATGCAGCTTGCATAGGATCAGCCATAATTATTGCTTGATCCAATAATTCTTTACTAATTTGTCTTTCGATTTCTAACTTATCTATGGCAAATTGATGTGCTTTTTGTTGTTCTTCGGTCATTATTTTTGTATTTACTAATCCTTTAACTTTTAATTTCTCGTCTATTTTTGCAAGGTCTAATCTTTTCTTTAAAACATCTAAATCTTCACTTCTCATTGTGAGACTTTGTTTTTCTATTTCTAACTGATTTTGCAAAGTGAGTAATTCAAAATCTCTTCTTTCTTTGATTAATGCCTGTAATCTTTCTTGGTTAAAATCTGGTGCTATTCCGAACTCGTCTGATTCTTGACCACCTAAACCTGCTTCATTTGCTATACCTGGGAAAAGACTTTGTTCTAATGATTTTCTATACTCATCAAAACTCATTCCATTTACTCTTCTTCCGAAAGTTCTTAAATCTATTACCTTATCTCTAGTAGTTTCTGCCGTTAAACCTTGCCCTGGGAAAAATGCTTCTAACGCTTTATTGTATGCAGCATTTCGAGTTCTTCTTTCCACAGTTTTCATTGAAACTGCACCAAGAGCATCACTTATTGTAGCCAACATCTTTGATAGAGGTCCAGCTACTAATAAAGTTATAGCTGTTCCTAATCTTGCCAATTCATTCTGAAATCTTATAGATTCTTTTCCTACTTCTGTAATAGATTTTCTATTAGTATTAAATGTTTTGTTAAATCTATCTAATACGTGTTCTGCTGCTATTGCTTCTAATCCAAATTCTTTTAGAGTTCCAACTGTATCTCCAAAAGGTGTATTAGCTTGACCTATTTTTTGAACAAGTAAATCAACATTTTTTATTGGGTCTCTTAATGCCTCTCCTAACTCTCTTGCGGATTGAGCTAACCTGTCAAGTTGAGAACCTAAAACTGTGCCTAATAAAGAGAAAGCAAAGCCAAATTGTCCACCTTTTTTACCGCCAGCAAAACCACCAGCAGCACCACCTATAGATGCTCCTAATCCTTGACCAAATAATAGAGGAAAAGCACCACCAATAACAGCATTAGAAACAGCAGCTTGATTTCTTTGTTTAACTCTTCTCTGATCTAAAATACGATTTAATTTAATTTCAAACTGAAGTTCTTGATTTGCCATTACCATTCTTTCTCTTCTACCAGCATTTATCTGAATTTCAGTTGCTACCTGTTGTTTTGTTCGTTCTACTTGTGCTACAGCTTCACTAATCTCTGCTTGCCTTAAAGATTTAACTTGTTTAATTTCATTATTTAATTGTTCTCGATTTTTTGTTCTTAATAAAAATTTCTCTTCTAATTCTTTAGTTGATTGTTGTTCTAACTTTAACAAACCATCTTGCAATGCTTTTTCTTCAGCAAGTATTGTTTGTAATCGTTTTTCAATATTTACACTTTGTCCTTTTAATTTATTATCTCTTTGTTCCATTTGACTTAATTTTTCCTGCAATGCCTGTTCTTCTCTAAGGATCTGCAAGGATCTGCCTTCAATATTTACAGATTGTCCAAATAAACTTTCTCCAGGTACAAGAGAAGATCGTTTACCTTTCATGTTTCTATTTTTAAAACTCTCAGGACTACGATCTCTTCCACGACCTGTACCAGGTAAGGGTAATGGTGCAGTGCTTAGTCTTTGTAAAAGTGCTTCACGTTGTTTAAGTTCTGCATTTAATTCTTTTTCAGCTACAATTAACTGCCTTGCAGCTTTTTCCTGTAATTTAGTTCCAGAAGCTACAGCATTAAAATTTGCTTTTGCAGTCGCAAGAACATTATTAAGACTATTGAAACTTCGTACTGCTCCATCTCCACCTAATTGAAAGACTTTTAAAAATTTATTTAGTTGTTGTATTTCTAAACTGAGTTTGCTAGTAGTATTTTTAAATTTAGTTAATTTTTCATTTCCTTTTATGGCAACAACAATGTCTACGTTATAATTAGCCACTTTCTACAGAAAATTAAAACATTTTCTCTATATTACCTTCTTTTGCCTTTTAAAGCACTACTTCTTTGTGCTTGTTCTTTTTGTTTTTCATATTCTTCATTTTCTAATTCATTATATGCAGCCCAACCTATCATCTCTTCAATGGTTAAAGTTTCACATAATTCA